GAAATAGACACAACACCAGAGGCATTGGTTACGGTCGGGCCACCTGAGCCAAACCGAATGGCTGTACCAGTTGCCCGCACCTCAAGCAGCACCACCGCAGCGACACTGGTAGTGGTCACAAGCAGCAAGTTGGAGTTGTTGTTGCGGAAAGCAACGCCACCGCTGGAGCCAAAGATGTTGTAGGTCGTGGCCCAAGTCATCGTGTTGACTGCGGTCGGGGCCACAATGGTGCCCGTCATAGTCCCGCCGGTAGTCTTCAGGAAGGCCGTGCTTCCTGAGACAGCCCCATCAACGTACTTCTTGTTGGTGAGGTCCTTATCATCGGCGGGAGTGAATGGTGTCTGCGGGTTGGCACCGAGGAACTGCACAACAGCCGTGTCTGGAGCAGCAACAAAAGCCTGCTTGCCACCCGGCATATACAGACGGTAATAGGAACCGTCGTAGTAGGTGTAGACATCAGTGCCATTGAATCCGGCGGGCCCAGCGTTTGGCGCGTATCGCAGGGGTCCGTTCATGACATCCCCTGCCTTGCTGACATAGTTGCCAGCAAGGGAAGCCGTGCAAACTCCATTGGCATCAATTGCCAAGCCAGTGCCGATCTTGATGCCGCCCAGAATTGCAGCACTAGCCTTAGGCAAAACATAGTCACTACCAGCACTTGCACTGATGGTGCCGTCAGCCGTGACCGTGATTCCACTACCAATCTTCACCCCACCAAGAACAGTGGCAGTGGCAATAGCGGTAGGTCCAGCGGGTCCGACTTCACCCTGCGGGCCAGCGGGGCCAGTGACAGAATCACCCTTGGGGCCAGCAACCCCGGGCTCGCCCTGAATGCCTTGGGTGCCTTGGGGACCCGCCACACCCTGTGGGCCTTGCACTGGGCCAGAGTCTTGCCATGCTGCCTTAGTGTCATCCCAAACAAAACCCCTAGCTGGCTCTGGGGTCGAGACAACATAGAGATCGCCCTGAGTGGCAGAAGCTGGAAGGTCGCCTTGGGCAGCGACCGTGCCCATGTACTTAATGCCAAGACCCGGCTGACCTTGAATACCTTGAGGACCCTGAATGCCTTCTGGGCCTTGAATGCCCTGCTCGCCCTGAGGGCCAGCTTCACCAGCCACGCCGGGATCACCCTTCGGACCAGCAACTCCCGCCTCACCCTGCGGCCCAGCGGGACCAGCTACACCGGCTTCACCCTTCACACCGGGCAAGCCCTGCGGAATCTTGAATGACAGGGATGCCTTGTTCTCGTTACCGATATTGATCACTTCGGCTGGCAGCCCACCTTCAATCGTGATCGTTTCGGCTACTTCGATTGTGGCAGCAAGGCCCGGTTCACCTTGGGGGCCGGGTTCACCCTCACCCGGAGAGCCGGGAGGGGCAGTGCCGTTGGGCTGAATCCACAAGTCACCGACAGCCGCCGGGGTGGTGGGCATGGTGTCAGAGACAATGTGTGCGGAGTCAGAGCCGCCACCTGTGGAGATGGGGAGCCATTCAGTGCCTGACCAGTAATACATTGCGGCCATTACTTGTACTTCTCCTCATCTTCACGGAGTTGGCGAATGTGTTCATCCAGCCAACGCTGGAGTGCCCGATGCTCTGCGTCCATCCACCAGCCAATGGCTAGGCCGACTAGGTATCCAGAGATGAATAGCCCGCCTAGGACGATGGTTGTCCAGACGATGACTGTGTTGACTGTCATGGTCGTGCCTCAAGGGCTTCGATCCGTGCCGTCAGTGCGGCTATAGCCTCGTCCACTTCGGGCTTGGTGTAGGTGCCGTCCTTCACCTCCATGATGGAATCCATCAGGGTCTTGGCGAGGGAGCCAACGGTGGTCTTATCGGCCTTCAGGTCGAGGGCTGCATCAACGTCAGGCTTCTGGGCCACAGTTGCAAAGCCCTGATTCAGGAGTCTGAAATACTCCCTGAACTCAGACTCCAAGGTGCCGTACTGGCCTTGAAAGGCAGAGAACTCAGACTGATCAGCCTTGCCAGCGAGCTTTGCATCAATCTGAGTGCTTAGTTCGCCAGCAACAAATGGAATTAAGTCGGCAACACCCTGCACTCCAAGGTTGGCATCAGTCACGCCTTGCTGAAGGGCCGCAACCTTTGCATCTACCTCTTGCTTGGTGTACCGCTCCTGAAGGGCAGGGGTAACGGCAGCGATGATCTCGGCCTTGGTTGCATCAACGTAATCGGTGGTCGCATAGGCCGACAGGTCAACCGTGACGGTAGCAGTCTCGGTCGTGGCAGTGGGGTCAATCCACAGGTCACCGATCTCTTGTCCGGGTGGCGGCTCGACCTCGGAGACAATGTGCAGGGCATCGTGGCCGGGAGGGCCTTCTGGTCCGGCGGGCCCCTGCGGGCCGGGAGTGCCAGCGGTGCCGTCACCACTCGCTATCCAAGGAAGCTGGCTCCACCGCACCCACCCGTCGCCTACCTTGAGGTTCGGCCCCTCAGTGGCACCAATCACATATCCCATTTCCCCAGAAGCAAGGATCGGGTCGTTCTTCAGCCAGTTCTCAGCCGTGTCCTGACGAAACCTGATCCGCTGAAAGCCCCGCTCGTCAGAGGCGCAGTTGGGATGGGTGCTGGGTGTGGACATGGGACTCTCCTGCCCTATTTATGTCCCGGCCAGACAAAACTGAACCGCTACTTGCTGCGCTTCCACGCAGGTGCGTGTTTGTCCTTGACCTGACGAACGGCTTCTTGGCGGGTCAACTTGGAGTTACTCGCCATAGCCTGCTTGGCCAGCTTGTCCACGATCTTGGGATTCAGGGCGGGCTTTACGGGCTCGACCTCATGGCCCTGCACGTTCACGATCCCGCTGACGTTGAGGTTACGGGACTTGGCTACACGCTTAATGTCGCTTACAGAGTCCACCCAAGCCCCCGGGTCCATGTGCCCGCGTTTGTCAGCCAGCCCGCCCAAGTAATACTTGCCGTTGATGTTGATGCCCGCCGCCTTGGCTTCCCGTGCCATCTTCTTGGCCATCCTTGCCGGGATGCCGTCCATCCAGTTGCCGTCGAGCCGCCCCTGCATGAAGGCCCGGTCGGTTCCTTGGGTGCCCGGGGGTTGCTGGAGGGCGCACATCTCTGCAAACCGGGGAGACTGCCCCGCGTTGACCATGCGGATGTAATGCTCTCGGACCTCCAAGCTGGCCCGCTGAATGTCAAAGGGAAGGTTCATCACATCTCCGGTCTGGGGCCTTGGCCTGACAAAAACTTCTCCAACGCAACCAATGTGGGTTCGGAGATCAACTCTTGATTGTTGAGGAGAGCGTCCTGAAGGCCACCAGAGATTCCCCCTGGCACAGCCATCGGGTCAGGAGTTCCGCCCTGCCTGACCTTCTCCCGCTCGTTATCCAGAAGAATTTTGAGGGCAATCACTCTGGGATACCCAGATATGCGACTCACGGCTGCATCTCCGGGGGAACCTGATTCGGCTCAGGTGGTGGTGGCGGAACCTCCCCGCCACCTTCCGGGGCCGGGGAGGCGGCATCGGCTGGTCCGGCTGGTGGCTGGGGAGGCTGCGGCGGCGGCTCGGGGATCATGTAAGGCGTGTAATCAACGTCGATGGCCTCGCAGTAATCCCTCAGAAGGGCATTCATCGGCCCCGGCATCCCCTGCATCACAAGTGGCTGGAGGACCGGGCCCAGCGTCTGGAGAGCGATCTGGAGAGCTTCGATGCGACCAGCCTTGTTCGGCTTCCTCGCGCTGCCAGCTTCGATCCGGTAGTCATAGTTCATGGCAAGCTGGCCCAGGCTCACTTGCTCTTGGAGACTCTTCCAGACAGACGCACCGATGGGGCCAAGCACAGGAGCGATGTCCTCTTCTTGGAGTAACCAACGGGCAGCCAGAGCTTCACGGCGGGCCAGCATGGACATAGCGTCCTCCAGCACGTTCGCCATATCGTCTGGCCTGACCGAAATCTGTTCCGACTTCACCTGCGCTTCTGCGGCACTTCTATAGGAATTTCTCGTCATACCGTAAGTGAGTTCTGTGAGTCCGACTCTTTTGTCGAACATCTCCGAAACGGCTTGAACGATTTGCCATAACTCAGGCGTGACCTGAGGAAGCTGTAGCACAGACACGATGTCATTCACTGACCGTCCAAGAGTCTCGGACAACTCAATGAGCGAGAACCCCGATTGCTCATGTCGGAGCAACTGTTCCTTGATGTCATCCCCCGCTGCCTTGCTCACGCCCACCATCGTCTTAGACGAGATCATCACCCGGGTGGCAAGGAAGGAAAGTGCCCAGTTCAGGAACTTGAGTTCCGGCATCCCCGGTTTCATGTGACTGATCGGCCACACTGACCCAGGCTTGCGGTGGCACTGGAACGGGGTGAAAGGCCAGCCGTTGTGATCCGCGTAAAACGGGATGGGCCAGCGAGTCCGCGTGAACAAACTGTTGGGAAGACCTGTCTCGTCTGGTTCCTCTAGGGCAATGCCCTTGGGGACATTCAAGGGGTAATCGACACCCTCTGCCACCACCAGATAACAGTTCGGGCCCAGCCCATCGAACATCTGGGCGTATTCTTTCGGGGAGCCCTTGAGATTGTGGCCGAATCCAGTCTTTGACCAGATTTTCCAGTAGACGATCAGGTCGTTCGTCTTGCCGTTCTTTTTCTTCATCTTGTAGCCACGGTCTTCTTCCATAGACCGGGCCACGAAGCTCTCCATGTGCCCCTTCAGTTCCGACCGCTCCAAGCCGTACTTCTCAGCCACCTCGGCAATCGGGTGAACACAGCGACGGGCACACCACAGGATGTCTTCCTGTTCGTCCGCATCCGGGTCAAGAAGCAAGTTGTCCACGTTGTCGTGGAATGAACCGATGAGCCCAACCGGCGGGCCATCCTCGCCACCCATCTCAATCAGTTCGGTCCACCACACACCCATCCCCTTGAGGATGCCCTCGTCCACCACCTTGCGGGTGTGTTCCTTCAGGTTCAACTGGCCGGGGGTGTAGTTCAAGTACGCACTGATGATCTCAGAGAACGCTTCCCGCTGTTGCTCGACCATGCCAATCTGTTGGCTGGCCTGGATGTACTGCTCAATCTCCGGGGGAAGGATCGGCTGCCCAGTCATCGGGTCAGTCTGGGGCTGCTGGTTC